GCCAATAGGGAGCTCGCGGAGCACGACTGCGATGGGTAAGCTCGTAATCGTCAAAGAGAAGGTGTGGCCTGCCCTCAATTACCGCCCCCATCCCGGTCAGGTGCCCATCCACCGGTCGAAAGCCCGTAACAAGGTGAATGCGGCTGGCCGTCGGTTTGGCAAGTCTCAGATCGGCGGCCATGAGCTAGTCCCAGAAGCTTTCCGGGCCCAGATGAACAAGGACCTTCTCAAGGAACTTGGCATTCGAATGGAGTTCTGGATCGTCGGCCCGAACTACACTGACGCGGAGAAAGAGTTTCGCGTTGTTTACAACGACATCAAGAGACTGAAGATGCCGTTTGACCGGCCGGGCACCTACAACGACTCTCGGTCTGGCAACATGCAGATCTCGTTGTGGGAAGGCAGCTTCCTTATCCAGGCTAAGTCAGCTGCACACCCCGAGTCGCTCGTTGGTGAAGGCTTGCACGGCGTCGTCATGGCGGAAGCTGCGAAGATGAAAGGGTCGGTGTGGACCAAGTACGTGCGGCCGACGCTCGCAGACTTCAAAGGCTGGTCCTTGTGGAACAGCACCCCCGAAGGCAAGAACCACTTTCACGATATGTGGCAGTTGGGGCAAGACCCGCTTAACCCGGACTGGGAGAGCTGGAAGAACCCCAGCTGGATGAACAGTTTCGTGTTCCGGGGTGGATGCAGCGACGCGGCTCTTGCTGCTTTGAAAGACAAGGCCCGCCGTCCGCCATATACCCGAGATGAGATCCTTGCCTTGGTCATCGACGAGGAGATTGTCTCCATGTACTACGACCTCGGCGAGCTGATGTTCGCGCAAGAGGTTGAGTGCAGCTTCACCGAGTACACCGGCCGCGTGTACTACGACTACGACGAAGAAGTTCACGTCAAGTCGCTGGAGTACAATCCCGGTCGACCGTTGTACATAGCAACGGACTTCGGATTCACTAACCCCAACGTTGCGTTGTTCATTCAGACGGACGTGTTTGACAACGTCTACGTCATCGGTGAATACTACCAGACGCATCGCACCGACGAGGAGTTTGCCCTTGACATCATGGAGGATCCCAAGTTGGGGCCTCTGGCAAGGGCCGCCGTTGCACTGTATCCAGACCCAGAAGACCCGTCCGCTGCGAACGTGCTGTCCAACCGGTGGAAGGTCTCCATTCAGGGCAGCACTGGTGGGCTATTGAAGGATCGCATCAATCTCATTCGCCGATGGATGAAGATTGCCAACCCGCACCTTCCGTACGGCCACCCGGAACGCCAGCCCAAGCTATTCATCGATAGGAGCTGTAGGCATCTAATGTACGAGATGGATGCTTACCGTTACCCGGAGAACGCCAGCGAGATCAAGGAGGCCCCGGAGAACCCGCTCAAGAAGGATGACCATGCTCCGGAGGCCTTGAGCCGCTTCTTTGGCGGTTACTATGGAACCGAAGCTGTTACCGGTAGGCCACGCCAGCGGCAAGCCCGAACGACAAGAGGATAGGAGCCCGCGATGGCCCAGCCTGGAGTATTCACTCCGTACAGCACCATCTCGCCATACTTCGGCGTGCTGCCCAGTTGGGTTCCCGTTGCGGATCAAGATCGCATCGCGGCATACCAGACGTACGAAGAGATCTACTGGAACCACCCTGAGACGTTCAAGCTCGTCTTGAGAGGCACCGAAAACAAGCCGATCTATGTTCCGTCTGGCCGCACCATCGTTGACACGGCTCATCGCTACGTTGGCAAGGCGCTCAAATGGCGCCCGGACCCGGCCGGTGGTACTACGGCCGACCAGGCAAACTTGATGCTTGCCTTCAACAACTTGTTCATGCGAGAAGCCTTCGCTAGCAAGTACAACTCGAACAAGCGCTTCGGCATCATGCGTGGCGACTGGGTCTTCCACGTCACCGGAGACGACCTGAAGCCTCAGGGCGAACGGCTCTCCATTCACGCGGTGGACCCAGCTAGCTACTTCCCCATTACGGAGGACCAGCTCTTCAAGGGCGGCAGCTCCACGCGGGTTGGCAAGGTGCACCTCGCCGAGCAGTTCATCGACACCGACGGGGTGTACGGCACGAAGGGCAAGACTCTCGTCCGGAGGCAGACGTATCAGAAGATTGCCCAGGGCAACGGTTCCGTGCTGATCGAAAGCAGCACGCTCATTGCCGACCCGGACAAGTGGTTTGACGACACCAAAGCCGGAACGCTGTACGAGGTTCGGCCGTTCACGTTGGATCCGCGTATCACCCAGATCCCTGTCTTTCCCATCCGCAACTTCGACGAGCCGGGTAACCTGTTCGGCAGCAGCGAGATGCGCGGCCTGGAACGGCTCATGGCTGGTATCAACCAAGCCGTCAGCGACACGGACATCAGCCTCGCACTGGAAGGGCTCGGCGTCTACACCACGGAGTCCGGCGGCCCGATTGATGCCGACGGCAACGACGTTGACTGGATCATTGGCCCCGGTCGGGTCATCGAAAACGTCAAGGACTTCAAGCGTATCAACGGCGTCTCCACCGTCAAGCCCAGCCAGGATCACGTCAACCTGCTCAACACCTTCATGAAGGAAGCTTCGGCAACCCCGGACGCGGCTATCGGCAAGATCGACGTAACCGTTGCTGAGTCCGGAGTTGCGCTGGCCTTGGAGCTCGGCCCGATGCTGGCCAAGGCAGCCGAGAAGGACATCATCATCCTTGACGTCCTCGCGCAAATGGCCTTCAACCTCAGCACGATGTGGTTCCCGGTGTACGAAGGGCTCAACTTCGGAGATGCTCGGCTGTTGCCGGTGCTCAACGAGGCCGACAAGCTTCCGGTCAACCGAGTAGCGGTGATTACCGAGGTGACCACGATGATGATGACCGATCCTCCGTTGCTATCGGCAACTACCGGTCGACAGATTCTGGCTTCCGAACTGGGGATTCCCTTTGCCAGCAACGAGCTCACGTTGATCATTCAAGAACAGGCAGCGCTTTTGGAGGCCGCCCCGAGCTCCGCGGACCCGCAGACTGACCGGCTAGCTTCCGAGGACACTGGAACGGCTAACGATGGCAGCACTGACACCGCTACAGCGTAACGTCAAGGTGCAGCGGGCAGCTGACCGTGAGCTTGCCTTGTTGCTCAAGGACGCTGCGGACGAGGCAGAGAAGATCATTCTCAAGATTGGCAGCAAAGACAGTCTTCGAAAGGCTCAGTTGCAGGCATTGTTGAAGCCTCTCCGCAAGATGCAACACGACTTATGGGGCGGCGTCAGTAAGGCTACTGAGACGGGGATGCAGCGGGCAGCAGAGGCAGCGGCCGAAGCCGAAATCGCAGTTAACCGGGTGCTGTTCAAAGCCGGTGGGCTGGTGATGGCCGACTTCGACGAGGCAATGCGCATTCAAGCGCAAGCAGCCCTCTCGAATGTGCTTGCCAAGGGCGCCAACAACATCTCGTTGAGCCGTCAGGTGTACAAGACCGAGGCATTGAACAAGAAGCTTGTGGATAAGGCAGTTAAGCGAGGCCTTCTCCTCAACTTTTCGGCGAAAGAAATGGCTGCCAGCATTCGTCATCTCATTGATCCGGATGTTCGCGGTGGAGTGTCCTATGCAGCGAACCGCTTGGCCCGTACCGAGATCAATAATGCCTTCCATCGGTCTCAGATCGACCTCAGAAAAGGGGATCCGTGGACCGAAGGGTTCAAGTGGCACCTTTCCGGGTCGCATCCTCGCCCCGATGCTTGTAACGAGTACGCGGACGGCGTGCACTTTGAAGGCGGAGAGCCGGGCGTCTACGAGGTGGACAATGTGCCGGGGAAACCGCACCCGCAATGTCTGTGTTTCTTGACGACAGAGACCATTGACGAAGACGAGTTCATTGCCGGAATGGCTTCTGGCAAGTTCGATTCTTTCATCAACAATAAGGTTGATGAGTTCGGAGTTTAGCGGGTCATTGTCCTCCGGCTATTCTGTGTAGAATGTCTTCCAAGCAGCCAAACAAACATTTCGGAGGACACCGTGAGTCAGAGGCTCGCAGATGTAGCGGTCGTTGGCAGTGGCAACGGATACGTTCGTCGCCACATGAGCGACCCCTACTGGACGACCCCGCTGGGGTACACGAAGAAGGGACGCCCCTTCTACCCGGTGGCCGGTGCCGACGGGACGGATGGATCAAACGACGAGACCGGTGGTGCCGGTGGCACTGGCACGGGCTCGGGTTCCGGCTCTGAGGGCGGGAACGGCGGTACAGGTGAAGGTGCCGGAGGCAACAACTCTGGTGCTGGCGGCAAGGAAGCCGAGACGGTCTCCAAGGCCGATTTCGACCAGCTCATGGCGCGGATGCAGGCGGCGGACCGTAACAAGTCAGAAGCCGAGAAGAGGCTGAAGGAGCTGGAAGAGAAGGACATGTCCGAGCAGGAGAAGGTACTCAAACGAGTGCCGGAGCTCGAACAGTCGGTGGCGGAACTCACCGAGGAGAACAAGGGGCTCAAGGCAAAGGTTGCCTTCCTGGGTCTCGACGGCTTCTCGTGGAACGACCCGGACATCGCTCTCAGCCAGGTGGACCTCGGCGAGGTTCTCAAGGACGACGGCGTGACCATCGACAAGGCCAAGCTTAAGAAGGCAGCCGAGGCACTCGCCAAGGACAAGCCCTTCCTGAGCAAGGCTGTGCAAGACGGTGCTGGAGGCAAGGGCGGCGCGGGCAACGGCTCGGGCGGTACCGGCGGTCAGGGTTCCAGCGGAAGTGCAGCAGGCAGCGGATCGGGTGGCTCGGGCAGCAGTAACGCGATGTCCGAAGAGGCGCTCCGCAAGAAGTACCCCGCTCTCAACTGAGCGGCCCTCAGAGCGTTAGAAAGAAGGTGAACTCCAGATGGCACGTTACGACAAGTACGAGCCGATGTCGGGAGGTTGCCGCGCACCCCTCGCGGCCGATTGGCTCGTGGGTGACCTGAACAAGCTCATCGGCGTTGGTCTCAACGCCAGTGGTCAGGTTGTCAAGGGTGCCGGTAACACCGGCGTCATCGGTGGGCTCATCCTCAGCAAGATCGTCCGGGCCGGTAAGGTCGTGGACATCATGCAGGATGGTGAGGTCGTCGAAATGAACGTCAACCACGCCGGGATTGTTGCCGGTACCAACTACTACTTCGACGCGGCCGGTGCACTCACGGCTAC